TGGTCTCGGCAGCAGAAAAAGGCTGCGCATTATCGACATCATCACTAACTGATGGAATGGTGCCGGAAACAGTTTCAACCAACAGATTATTACCTTCAATATGTCGTACAATACCAACATAGGCATCACCTGTGGTTGTCAAATCACCACCAACAGTAAAATTGGAGGCATCGGCCAGGGTCAGAATAATAGAATCAGATCTGTTAACCGTGTTGACGCTGTCGTTCTGATATACCGCACGAAGAGCAAAAATCAGGCCAGTTGGCCCGCTCATCGGCTGCGTACCAAAAATCTGCATTCCAATCAAGGAAGGCATAACGCGCCGCAACATCGGGATCAGGATTGGTGAAAAGTCGCCAACACCCTGGGCAGTATTCGTCCGCTCTTTCAGTGTTTCAGTATTTTCTAACAACTGAGCAACTGTGGCATAATCCATCGTGCCAAGTTTGGGGCAGGTCGATACAAAGGACTCCCATTTGCCAGTTCCTTCAAGCAAAGGCATCCATTTATCAAGCACTTCCTGCTCAACTGTAAAAGTTTCATACATCTTTTCCATTTTGTTTCTCCTTATGAGTTATTAAAATAATGCTGTTAAATTTATTTACCATTTACGACGAACTTTTACGGAAGATATTTGTCAATTCCAGTATCGTCGTTGTCGTCAGTATCATCGCTTTTAACGCTTTCATTCAGATCATCGAGATTCCCATCATCGAGATTATCACCATCTTCTTTAACCTTGGCGATTATGATTTTGGTTTTCTCTTCGAAAGAATCAACGTTTTCAGCATCGATGCCGTCCAGCAAATCCAGAACTTTTTCCGCATCAGTATCGGTCATATCGGCTTCAGAAATCAGACGCTTGAAAGTCAAAGCTTTTTCATACTCAAGGATCTGCTTTTTGTTTTCGATGTCGGAATTGATGGACTCATTCAATTTTTCCTCGATCTTTTTGTTTTTTGATTCCAGATCAGCAATTACATCCGTCTCACCTTCAGGCACAGTAATATACTGCTCTTTGAGCACGTTCATCAAGCCCTTCATGACGTTTTCAGAGATGGAAACCTTTACATCAGACTCGATGCCAGGTCTATTCTCTTCGATGAATTCATCGACGGCCACTTTCGAATATTCAGAAAGTTTGTCAACAAGCTCGGCCTTGAATTTGCTCATTTCATTTTTATTGGATTCCTCAAGTTCAGTTTCCTTTTCGACAAGTACGGCTTTAACCTTTTCATTGAGAGCTGCCTCAAATAAAGTGGTGATTTCCGTTATCGCCTCATCGGATACTTGTTCCTTGAAGTATTTTTCCAAGATTTTCTTAAGATCCATGTGCTTTCTCCTTTTAAAATTTATATTACAATTACAATTTTTGATCGTTATATTTATATTTACCGTTTCACGTAAAGAATTTTTTAAATCATTTCAATTTCAGCAACTGTTTTGCCATTTTTATTTGTAACTCCAATGAATTTGACTTTGGATGACAATACTTTTTCAATATCAGCCTTTGTTACTTTTCCTTCTTCCTTCCATGTTAATATAATAAGTTTACCATCACGTTTCATGCTATCGGCACCAAGTTTATCCAAATCAGATTTGATTGATTCAGTTAGGGATTCAGCCACGCCCTGAGTTGATTTTTTGCACTTTGGACAAAATCCTTTATTCTTTTTCCAAGCAGCTTTAGTTGAAACCTCATCACACTCCAGACAAGCGATTTTTTTGACCTTTTCGATCTTTTTCAGGCCGGAAGTCCAAGCATCTAACTTTTTCATAAAAGCATTCGATGCCGGATCATCGGAGGTAGCCAGCCCTTTTAAAAGTTGGACTGCCTTCATTTGGGATTCATTTGATCCGCCAAAACTGGTGTCTATAAGTTCATCAATTATTTTTTTGGCATCGATTGCTTCGGCTATATTTTTCTGATGCTCCATGAGATCTTCATACATCTCACTAAATTTTATTGCTTTATATGACATTATGTCTCCTTATGAAACTTTAACCGCCGCACTAATTTCAGCGATATATTGTTTAAATAAATCAATAGCAACATCATCGCGATCTCGCTGTGAAGATTTATCCAGTGCTTTTTGATATTCATTGATATTTTCGTCCAGATCTTTTCCTATCAGAATACCATTCTCCCATATCCATTCCTGTTTTTCCATAACTGCGTTTACAAATGCATTCGGAGCGGATGGATTGGTTACGATATCGCCCAGGGAAACCAGATATAATGACTGAACAACCCTGGCACCACCGGACTCTTTAACATCCCCAAATCCACGAGAAGATATACCTAATTGAACACCACCTTCTATCAGGTTTCTGACCTGTTGACCGTGATTTGTATTTAAAACCAGTGCCTTGGTTATAAAATTATTGTTGTCTTCCCTGACCTCAGTAAAACGATGAGAAATTCTATCTGGATTGATTTCAGATGATTTTTCAATCGGATGATTTAACTCACCAACGGCCCGGCCATATTGCATAAATTCATCGGTGTGTTTTTTGATTGCCTCACCTAAAATGGCCTTGGGATAAACACGATTATTTTTGTTTTTCACTTCACTCTGCAAGGTGACGCCTTCGATATACATATCCTTCCGTTTACCACCTTCAGCAAGTTCGACGACATCCTCAGAAATTTTGATGTCGGTTGTTACTTCGCATAATTGTTTCATGGCGTCTCCCTTAGATTTTCAGCCCTCTTTTTTTGGCCTCGGCCTTTGCCGATTTAATTTGTTTTCCAAAAACTGGACTGATACCAGGTTCATCGGTATCATTCTTTTTAATCCATGAGATGAGTTTGTCATCATCTAATTTAGCAACATCCGCTGCCTCACGAATTTCCAGGGTAAATTCTTTCTTTTTACCAAATACTTTCTGGAAATAAGCACGGAGTGCTTTTTCATCTTTCGGATCGGAAAAACTCGGTTCAGATCCAGTTCGCTGATCGGATGTTCGCCAAGTGATACCCTTACCAGATGTGCTTACGAAAACGTGCATAGGATCTTTTTTTGCTTCCTGTACCTCAACTCCTGCCATATCCGCAGCAGTCTGACGTGTGATATCGGCCATAATATCCTCTTTATGCGCCGACATTTTATCTTTAAATCGATTAATAAAACCGACTACATCGTTTTCCAATGCTTGTTTCAAGAGTTTATCCATTCTCTTTCTCTCCTTATATTAAATGATTAGGTTTGACCATCTTCTCCAGAACCGCCATAAGAAATGACAGACTTATTGGCAACCTTGAATTCCTGGCCGTTAAGATCACTTTTTACGATGTAATCCTTACCGACTATTTTTACAATATAACCTGAATCATCATCGACATCCTTATTTGGATTTGCCTTGGCAACATCATCAAGGACATACATAATTCGGTCACCGACTTTATATGAATTCTGTTCATCCAGATTCAGAGTCGCTTCAAAAACTTCTTTTAAATTTTTCATGGAATTATTTCTCCCTTAAATTTTCAGTTATTAAATCTATTTACCGTTTAAAAATATTTTTATTTAGGTTCATTTTCCTTGGCCTTTAACTCATCTTCTTTTTTCTTGACCATAGCATCCTCATCATCATTCTTTTTTAATTTTTCATCGTCTTTTTTAGACTTTGGTGCCGGTGCCGGTTCATCAATTTCATCACCTGTAAATTCTTCACCAGCCGCCTCTTCCTTGGCGATTTGTTTTTCCTGTTCCTTAATTTCATCGTCGGTCATTTTGAATATTTCTTTTTGCACGTATTGATTACTAAAATATTTACCGACGAATTCTGCCATTGATTCGGCCGTTTCAATCTGATCCCGTAATATCTCGGTATCTTTTAACTCAGCATAATAATTATCTTGTCCCCAAATAAAATAAATATCATTTCTGATTTCCTTCCAGTCCTTTTTTGACATCACATTTTTATAAATTAGCTGTTTTTCAAGTAAATCAATAAAAAGTGTTGAAAATCTATATTTTAATGAATTACAAAATTTTGTGAATTTCAATTCTTTTCTTGGCATCTCACCGGACTGGCCGATATTTATTGTTGGATTTTCATCGTCATCGATGCGCTCGATTGGCACCTTCAGGGATTTATATAATTTCCGTTTAAAATAAATAATATCCCCGATCTCACCTAATTGACTGCCGCCCTCCAATGTTTCGATTTTGGTTCCTTTTTGATCGGAATTGGTCGGAAGGTAATAATCCTGAATCATAGACAGGATATTCTTTTTGGTTGAAAGCTGCCCGGTATTCGCATCATAATATATTTTTGATTTAAATCCCCGTATCAGTTTCTGCACGTAAGCATCTGCTTTTCTTTTTGGCAGTTTACCAACGTCGATGAAAAATACCCGCCGTTCAGGAGCCCGTGTTATACGGTATATGACCGCAGAGTCTTCCAGGAGCCGCAACTGGTTCAAAGGTTTGAGTGATTTATGTAAAGGTGAAATATATATCCGGCCACTATAATCGGTGATTCCGGACGGCACGAAGGTAATCATCGATTCAGATATCAGAAATCCATCCTCATCTTTATCGTAGCTATACCTGTTTAAATTACGAACATCCGCACATCCATCCAGCCGCCGTTCATTTTGCTTCCAGATATAAGCGAAATCGCCTTTGAGATCCTGACCTTTTTTAGTGGCAAATTCTTTTAATTTTTTATCAATCTTGATACGGACAATATCAAATGGTGACAGCAACTGCAATTTTTGAATCCCAGCTTTTTCATTTTTATTCATAATGACTTGGAAATATATCCGGCCATCAGTGTACCATCGCCGAAATAAATCCTCACCTTCATTATTGAAATTCAATAATTTGATAACTTCATCAAAGGATGTTTTGATTTTCTTTTTAATCGAATCTGATAAATCAACGTTGTCAAGATCAATATCAACGATGTTATTATTTTCTTTTACAATGCATTCGTTTACAATCTCATCAATAGCGTCTTCTATCTCGAAATTGACTGTTGATCGCCGATACATTGAAATAAGATCATATATCGTTTTTGCTCGTATTTCAAAATCGATACCCCAACTCAATTGACTTATACCAAAAACATCAGCTTCAGGTTCATCATTATTTTTCAGTTCGACAATATTATCAGGGAGTTCTTCATCTTTAAATTTATCATCTGATTTTGGAAATAATTTACTTAATCGGTCTATTATACCCATTATTAGATTCCTCTATAAATCAATTTTATCTGACCAGCATCATATATTTTGTATTTTAATTTTCAATTCATTCATTTCTTATTTCTTTTTGTGGATTTAGTTCTCGTGACCTTTGCTTTCGGATTTTTTTGTTTCGAATCCTTGACATGGTCTTTCCATTTTGCATTCATTGCCGCAAATACGGCACGTTCCGACTTTTTACGCCACTTACCCGGTATATTCACAGCAGCAGCTCGGTAGGTATCCCATGTAAAAACTGCGATATCTGATTGGATATGACTTGTTAAATACCGACGAATAATCAAATATGAATATCCCATCGGCAAACGAAGACTATTCCAGGCACGTTTTATTTGTGGATATGTAATTCTTTTCCTATTTTTAGTCGCCCTTACGAGGCGGTCGGCCAATTGTAACCTTTTTGCCCAGGGAAGATAATGGATATTCAATCCCAAAAATCCATCTGGATATTTTGCCAAAAGGATCGGCATTGGTAATACATCATAATAAGGTAGAGTACTTGACCATTTTGGTGAATATTTAAACATCAATGGAAATCCAAATAAAGCACGTTTTAATTTCGATGGCTTTATTTTCGGAATTTCTACATTTTTGTAGAGTTTATCAAATAGAATCTGAATATCTTTCGGAAACTTCCGTTTTCCACGACTAAAAAATTCACGAGGAAGTGCACCGGACGCGCCGGGTGCCTCAATTAGATTTTCTCCCTCTTGGGGTGT